CCGACCACTTAAAAAGTTAGCCGCAGAGCGTATCTGCGGCTTTTTTATTTTGTTTGAAATATGTCTAAAAAGTGGTCTGTCAACAATTTTGTCAACAATAATAGTTAAGTGTACCTAAGTTAAGATAAAAATTGTTGTATATTTTCTCCGTATTTTTGCATAGCTTTGGCATGCGTGTCTTTAAGAGGTGTTGCGTAAGTTACTCTGGTAAATTCTGCATCAGAATGGCCAAGCAATTCTGATATGTCTGCCATACTTACACCCTGATCGCGCATATTGGCGCCGAGAGAATGACGGAAGTCGTGAATTCTCATACCGGCAAGGTATGGCTGATTCTTAAATAGCTCCTGCATTTTTTCGTTTTGTTCTTTAAATTTTCGCCAGCGGCGTTCTATAAAATCTTTGATGTGGGGACGACCATCTTCAGGGAAAACGTATAATAAATTAAGGGTATTCTGCCATGCTGGATCAGAATGAGTTGGATCAAGTTTTCCATCCCGTATAAGCTCCATTCTTTGCCTAAGAGCATTTTTATGGCAAGATTTGATGAATTCCATGTACTTTGCTATTTCTCGCCATACAAAGGGCAGGAAAGGTACAAAACGTTCTGATGTTCTGGTTTTTAGAGGTGCAAGTGTTGGGATACCATCAATACGTAATAAGTTATGTTTTACCTGTACACCTGATTCAGAAATATATTGTAATTCAACACCGCAGATCTCTGATATTCGTAACCCACAAAAACCTGCAAGTAGACATGGAATATAAAGATCAGCATAAGCCTCTTTTTTTACGATGTCTAATATTTTTAATAGATAGGACAGCTCTGCGTGAATTCCTTTAGGGCCCGGTTTCGGTGGTAACTTTAATCGTCTGGCAGGTGATTTTACTATAATGTCATTATCCGCTGCCCAGGTAAAAGCTGAACGTAAAAATGATAGCTCTTCACGGATAGTTTGCTGTGAAAGTTTAGTGTCTTTGTGTAGCCACTGACGATAAGCTTCGACATCAAAGACATCCACTTTTTGAATTTCTTTTGAACCTAATGGTTGCTTGGATACACGGTTTTTAGCTGCGGTATATTGTGTCCTTGTAGCAGGTCTTATTTCTATTTTAGTATCAATGAATTTTTCTAAGAGAGCAGTTACCGTTATTTTTTCAGGCTTTATATAGGTTTGCTGCTTGATTGCTACACGAGCTTCTGCTTCAGCGTCTAATGCTTCTTTTGATGTTAAGTAACCGGTAGTAGACCATATTTTTTCGTACCTGCCATTTGGCAATTTCTGACCGGTACTGATTACATAGTAATAGGGCTTTTTTCGCCCTGCTTTTTTTACGATAGACATAAAAAATCAGCTCCTTGTAAAATAAATTATGTTATAATAACTACATAATAAAAAAGAGGTGGGAAGTTTGTGGGAATGGTTAGTTGCAAATAATGCCTTAATAAATTCTGTTTCAAGTATAGCGGTATGTATCTCTGTCATTTTCATAGGTGCTCAAACAAGAGGGTTTTTTAATGATTGCGAAAAACGCAATAAAAAATCTGAGTTTGAGAATTCATTTAAACTTACTTCTTTTTATATAAACGATATAATTCCTAGAATGGAACTAATATTAAATATTTTGCAAGAAGTGGGCGTTGATAAAATGATACACCAGAATTTAAAAGGGAAAAAGTTGCAAAAATTTGATAAAGAAGAATTTAAAGATTTTTTTAATAATGTAACTATCGATACTATTACTCAAACGATTAATAGTATTCCATTAAAAAATATAGTTAGCTGTTTTGGAAAAGTTAACTATCATGAGGTATGCGGAGTGGAATTAGATTTTTATAATTATAAAATGTTTTGTAGCCAAAATGATCCACAAGATAATAATGTGGAAGAACGATATAGAGTATATTTATTGAATAGATTTTGGAAGGAAGTAAGTAATACTAAAAATAACTTAGAATATTTTTCTATGTATTTTAACAGTAATTTAGCGAAGTCGGATGCGGTATATGAATCGTTACATCAGACTTTTACGGATTTTGTAAAGTTTTTATATCCATTTATTGCAGATTATAATAAAAGAGATGACTATACTAGAAAATATTTTACACATATAAAGGAATTATATTGTACATGGACAGATAAAGAATCTTCCAAAGTAGAAGAAACCAGGAAAACAATGGAATCGATAGCGATAAAGGATTCTAAAAGAAGAAAAATTTGCTAAATAGATAATCGTGTGTTATACTTATTAAACAGGAATAGAGAGGAGTGATATTTATGTGGAGTCCAGTTTGTGATGTTTTTACAGACGATGATTCATCCTCTGAAAATCAAGAAAACAAAGAAAAGGTTGATACTCAAAAATAATGTCTATGCACCCGAAAGGGTGCATTTTTTCGTTTTTTAATTATAAAAAATCAGCTCCTTTACTGTAATTTGGGTATGCAGTAGCAGAGCTGATGTGCTATAATATTTATAGTAATCAGCTCGCTTGCGACGAAGTGGGGCAATTACGTTGACCGTTCCTGTTGGCGCAGGGGCGGTCTTTTTTATTTATTGAAAATAGTTAAATTTAATTTGTAACGATAGGGTTTTTCCGAGGTATCAATAACTAAATGTTCATCTGGTATATTATCTAATCTTTTAATTATTGTATTTCTAGATTTGTCTAAAGAAGAAATTATATCTTGCATCGTTATTCCGGTAGGGGAAAAAAGGGTTGCTTGCAATAAAACATTATAGATTTCAGATGTTAATTCATCTGGAAGTTTTAGGTCTTTAACTTGACGATTGTATTTGTCCAGTTCTTTTATTTTTTCACTTAGATAATTTATAGTCTTTTTCATAGATTGCTTTATAATGTTAAGGAATTCTGTTACAAAAAAGCCTAAATCGCCACAATTTAAAGAAGTATGGGTTTCTTGAAACATTTTATAATATATTTTTTTATTGCGTTTTATAAAAAGGGATAAATTAAATGCGGTTAAAGGAGAGAAGTTAACAGCTATATAGTACGATGTGATAAACCTTATTGTTCTGCCGTTGCCATCATAGAATGGGTGTAAATATCCAAATAAATAATGGAATATTGCTAACCGAACAAAAAAAGGGGCTTTGTCGCTATTCAAAAATAATAATGCTTTATCCATTTCATAGATTAACTTATCTTCTGGATAGAGACCTACATGCAAGATTTTCTGCGTTCCTGATAAGATTTCTACACTGGAGGATCTGAATATTTTCCCGTCAGGGGTATTTTTAGGGTTTTCGGCAACTACTTCGTCTAATACAAAGCTGTCATAAAACTTTCTAATATCAGCTGATGTTTTAAAATCTATTTTTTTACGACTGATGAGTTTATTGTATTTTTCTACAATGCTGTAAAAGCGTGAGGGTTTTTCGCGTTGCAAAGATTTAAGTTGAACTATAGCTTCACGTATTTCTTTACGAGAACTACGTACTCCTTCTATTTCATTACTGGACTGAATTTCCTCTACCATACAGTACTGCGTATATTGTATAAGTGCAGCTGGAGGAAGAAAGTGATGCAATGATATAAGCTCAATATTTAGTTGGTAAATTGAATCCATTAATTTGACAATTTCTGGTGTATAACACAAAAAGGCATTAAATTCTTCTTTATGATTATATTCTTTAATTGTAAATTCAAAACGTTCAGTAAAGGAAGCTGAATAGCGGTTTTGATATTCTTTTTTCCATGTATTCTCGTTTTGATAATATAATTTTTTTAAAGTAGGGTAAGTCATAATAACCATCCTTTTATCAAAATTAGAAGATATTGATATGTGAAGTCTGACTATATGTCAAAATAAGCATTTTTTGATACATTGAAATAATGATTTATCAAAAATATGGATTGTTGATATTTGGCCAGTTATCTCTTTTATTTATGCCTTTGCGCTTCAATTTCGTTAACACAAAGGTTCTTACCACAATCTTTCTCGTAATGTTCCTGCTCATGCAGGTAAGTTTTTATATTAGATTCACGTGTTAAACGGGCATTCAAGATGAAAATTGCCTCTCCATCAATATCTTCTCTAACAAAGTCTCGAACGTCGTGAGGCAAGTCATATAAGATAGTTCTACTCATTGAGATCGCCTTCCTCTTTGGCTTTTTGGTAATCAATAAATTTCATAACTTCTTTAATGCTTTCGGGTTTTAGTTTTTTGGTAGCGTCAAATAATACCTTGTATTGAGGATTATCATAAATTTCCTGTGCCATTTTTGCTGCTTCAGGATTGAGGTAATAGGTTTGGTTTTCGTTATCATTTTCCCACCCCATTAGATAACCTGGAGTTACATTAAGAGCTTTCGCAATTATTTGAACTTGGTTTATAGGAACTTTTTTGATGAATCCTGTTTCATATCTTTGAAGAGTAGATTTGTTGATGCCTGTTAAATCCGAAAGTTCCTGATAAGATAGACCGAGTTCCAATCGCCGAAGTTTAATTTTTTCAATTAGTTCTGTTAATTCTTTTTCGCTCATTGTAAAAACCTCTCTTTACTGCTTAAACCAATAATAACATAAATGCAACGAAAAGTAAAACAAAAATATAAAATTCGTTGCATTTATGCTTGACTTTTGAATTATGTGCTGTTATCATAATCTTGTAGCATAAATGCAACGAAGAGAAGCAAAGGAAGTGATATTAGATGAACTTAGCAAAGCTACGCGGTGCTTTAGCTGAAAAAGGCATAACGCAGAGGGAACTGGCTAAAAAACTTGGCCTGACGACCAAAAGTGTAAATGCAAAACTTAATGGACGCTGTAAAATTTCAGTAGATGAAGCTGCCTCAATGAGCAAAATACTAAAGTTGAAAGAACCTAGCACAATTTTTTTTGATTGATTTGTTGCATAAATGCAATAAAAGAAAAGGAGAATGAGTTCATGAAGTTTTCAGGAATTAAAGAATATGCCAATTCTCGTGGACTTGCATATTCTACCGTTTATGCAATGTGCCGAGATGGAACACTTCCGGCAGTTAAGATAGGACAGCGGCATAAAATTGAAGTCGAAGGCGCTGATCGTTATTTTAATGAACAAATCGAACTTCGACAAAAAAAGTTACAAAAATTAAAATGCCCAATTGTTATTTCTAAGCATAAACGCCGTGATGGCGGCGGGTATTTAGATCAATTGAATTTGATGCGAAAGGAGGTGAAATAGCTAATGCCGGAACAACTGCCTACGGAAATATTTAATTTGATATCAGACAGATCTACACAGATAAAGGGCTTAAACTCATACGCTAAAGCGATTC